CTATATGACGATAACGTCTAAAGGGAAAATTACTTGTTACGAAATTAAAGTAAGCAAAGAAGATTTGTATAGTTCGTCGGCATTGTCATTTCATGGACATTCAAATTTTATCGTTATGCCTGAAGAATTATATAACGAAGTAAAGGATGATGGAGAGTTTTTAAGAAAGTTAAAAAATAATTTTATTGGAGTTTTGGCAGTTGACGATAAAGGTGAGTTAGTACGAAAAAAACCTTGTAGACATGTTGATTTGGCGATAGGTAAAACAACAATATTACTAGAATCATTTGCTAAGTCAACAGCTAGAGACACAGCTAAGTTATACCAATTAGAAAAATCGAACGAAAGACGTTTAAGTTCAAAACAAATTGATGATTTACTAAATGATATTGTAACTGAAGATTTTGTAAAAAATGCTATTGAAGAATTTGGAGAATGGATAGGTGAATAAATGGTTTTAACATATAGTGAACAATTCAAAGACTATATCGTAGAACAAAACGATTTAGGATATCCACAAACGATTTATAAGTTTCCTAACGGCTACGGTGCAAGCACAATCAAATTTAAACATATTTATTTTGGTATCGAAATTGCAGTATTGAAATTTGACAAAGATGGTAATTGGGATATCAATTACAGCACCCCAATCACGAACGACGTAATCGGTGGGTTGGATGAAGAAAGCAGAGATTCAGTCTTACAACAGATTTTTGATTTAGAGAAAGTAAAGGATATTTAAATGATTAAACCTGAAATTTTAAATGGAAAACAGTTAATAATGAGAGAGTCGATTGCAACAGCAACTCATTCAGAAAACTTTGAAAAAATTGATATTTATAGAAGCGTAAACGGAATGAATATAATTGTTGAATACAAAGGAAAAACTGTTGTTTGGAGCGTAAGTGACATGGCTGAAAAGTCAATAGAAATAATCGACGATAAGGATTTGGAGGAATAACAATGCACCTTACTATATTTTTAAACCGTGGAGAAACATTAAGATTTGAAAACGTGACGAATCTTAAAAAAGAATACAGATTCAATTATATTATCACCTTCAATTATTTAAGTGCATCAGACGGGCAAAAGAAAAGAGCAGCCTTTAGTACTAGAAACGTGTTAGGCTTATCAGTCAATAAGGAGGACTTCGATGTTAACAGTTTATTCTAAACCAAACTGCATCCAGTGCGAGATGACAAAGATGTGGTTGAATCAGAACAAAATCCCCTTCGAGACAGTGGACACAGAATCGAATCCAGAAGCGTTGGAGTTGTTGAGTCATTATGGATGGCAAACTCTTCCGGTAGTGGCTATCGATGACGAAATAAGCGACAATTCTAAATCCTGGAGCGGTTTTCAAATCGATAAGTTAGAAACTCTATTGTGAGGTGAATAATGGACAGTAGAGGTTATTACGGAATATGTGCTGGAATCATTGAAAGAGCCGTTGATGATTACAAGATAGCCTTAAGATACTTGCTTTCCAAAGGGATTGTAAAATCCGATTGGAATCTAAAGGAGAAGCATTTTAGAAATAGGCATCATCGAGAAGCTTGGAATGTAAAAACGGATTGTGAGCGGTTCTTTCTCAGTCAGTATTTTGATTATTTATCGAATACAGAAGAATTCGGGCTGACCTTAATGAAACGGATTAGAGAGGATGTGAAAAATGGGAATTAAACATCAATTGAAGCAAATTCGCTTAATCGATTTGGAAATAAAAACAAAAATGGAAGAGCTAGATCGTTTAAATAATTCTTTCTTAAAATCTCCTTCTCTAAAAGAAGTGAATGTGCAAGAGTCGAAAGTAGGACTTAAAGACGATGCTTACGTCAAATTGATTAGTTTGAGTGAGTACATCGACCAAAGAGTTGATAACTTAATTGATTTGAAATACCAACTTATTAAAGCAATTGAACAATTGGACGATTCTAAAGAACGAACCATCGTTTGGATGAAATACATCTCTTCTAAGAATTGGGACGAAATTGCTGAAGAATTACAAATCTCTAAAACTACACTATTCATTCTTCATGATGAAGCTGTTAAGAAAATCGAAAGATGTACTAAAAAAGATGACTCTGTACCGAGTAGTACTAATGAATCTATGATATAGTTATCATGTGGAAGTTGTGGAAAGAGATATTCTTTTTTCTCGTGGTTTAGAATCCTTTATTTTTATTTTTACCTATTAAGTGATGAGCTTAATAGGTTTTTTATTTAAAAGTGTGTGAGTCGTTTCAAACGGCTCTTTTTTTATGTATTCATTGGGAGGTGGTTCAGTGAGTGAGTAAGTTAACAACAAAACAAGAGTTATTTGTTCAGAATCTCGTTGCTGGACAATCTCAAAGGCAAGCGTACAGAAGTGCTTATCCGTCAGCTAAAAAATGGAAAGATAATGTCGTTGATAATAAAGCTAGTGAATTGCTTAAAAATGGTGAGGTTTCGGTTAGGTATCGTGAACTACTAAAACAATTCTCAAATATGGCTCTATGGTCTAGGGAACAGGCCTTTAACGAGTATGAATGGCTTAAGAATCAAGCGAAGGATGATATCAAGATGCAAGGCGTTCGTCAAGCTAATTCGAATGCTTTTGTGAATGCACTTGAGGGAATGAATAAGATGGCTGTTGTTGGTGACGAATTAGTGAATGAGAAACTTCAACAAGAAATCGAAGTCCTTAAATCGAAGGTAACGAAGATGGACGAAAGCAACGAATCGAAAGTTGCTGAGTATTTGAACAAGTTAGGAGATGAACTGGATGAGTTTACGTGATGTATACACTCCTAAGCAGATTCAAGTCGCAAAACGTCTTCGTGCTTCTGATTGGTTTATCTGTGTGCTGCATGGTGCTAAACGTTCAGGGAAAACAGTATTGAACAACGATGTGTTCCTACAAGAGTTAGTTCGTGTTCGCAAGATCGCGAATGAATTAGGCATTGCAGAACCTCAATATATCCTAGCTGGAGTATCAAGCCGAACGATTCAAAATAACGTATTGCAAGAGTTGTATAACCGATATGGCATGGAATTCAAAGTGGACAAGCATAACAGCTTTAGATTGTTTGGTGTCAAAATCATCCAGGCATACACTGGAACGATTTCAGGACTTGGAAACATTCGAGGGATGACAGCATTTGGGGCATACGTCAACGAAGCATCACTGGCAAAAGAACAAGTGTTTAAAGAGATTGTTTCACGCTGCTCTGGTGAAGGTGCTCGGATTGTGGCAGATACCAACCCAGACAATCCGAATCACTGGTTAAAACGTGACTACATCGATAACGAGAGTGATAACATCATCAACGAGCATTTTAAATTGGATGATAATACATTCTTATCGAAACGATATCGTGAGAGCATCAAGAAAGCTACTCCTTCAGGAGTGTTTTGGGATAGAGATATTGAGGGCCTTTGGGTCATTGGCCAAGGCGCTGTGTATAAAGACTTCAATCGAGAAGTTCATTATGTGGACGATGTTCCTTATGATGAAATCAACAACTATTTCGTTGGTGTCGACTGGGGTTATGAACACTATGGTGCAATGGTAGTCATTGGAGAAACGGATGACGGAACCTGGTATTTAGTAGATGGTTGTGCTGCAAAGCATAAAGACATTGATTTTTGGGCGTTGAAAGCAAGAGAGTACGCTGATAAATACGGTGATAACATTCCGTTTTATTGCGATTCTGCACGTCCAGAACATGTTAACAGATTGTGGAATGATGGATTGAACGCATTTAACGCTGATAAATCTATCTTATCTGGTATTGAAGTCGTGGCGAAAGGCTTCAAGACGAATAAATTATTTGTTTTAAGGAACGCTATTCCTCGCTTCGATGAAGAAGTGTATCAGTACGCGTGGGATGAGAAAACGGGATTGCCTGTTAAGGTATTTGATGACGTTATGGATGCGTTGCGTTACGCATTGTATTCAAACGTTACGAGAAGAAATGGATTTGTGGGGTGATTGAAATAAAAATCGAAGAAATTATGAGTAAAGATTATGAGATTGCTGCTAAAGCAATTGATACGGCTATCAAAGAGCAAATAGGAAAAGAATCCTATTCAGCAGCACAGACGGCCAACCGATATTATGAAAGTGATCATGATATTAAGAACAATCGTATCTTCTATTTGGACGATAACGGTGTTCTGAAAGAAGATAAGTATGCAACGAATGTTCAGATTTCGCATAGCTTCTTCACTGAGTTGGTGGACCAGAAAGTGAACTACTTGATGAGTAATCCAGTTCGATTTGAAGTGAAAGAAAATGACGAGCTGCAACGTTTGATTGATGAATATGTTGATGAAGACTTCCAATTGTTCGTTTCAGAACTGTTAGAAGATGTGTCTATCAGTGGTGCGACTTATGCGTATATGAGAACGAACGCGGATGACAAGCTATGTTTCCAGGTGTCAAGATTCTTGAAGACATTCATGGTGTATGACGAAACATACGATGAAGTTGCAGTAATTCGTTACTACAAGAAACAAATGCAAGTCGAGAACAAGTTGCTAGATGTAATGTTCGCAGAACGTTGGACGGATGAGAATGTCACGTTCTTCAAAACGGACCGTAACGGCAAATTAGTATTTGACAAAGACCGTCCGAAGAATCCGAAACCACATGTGGTTGCAAAAGCGGATAACGGAACGTATTTAACACGTACTTATGGACGCATTCCTTTTTACAAATTGTCTAATAATCACGGTGAGAAATCGGATTTAGCGCCGATTAAAGCGCTGATTGATGATTATGATTTGATGGCTTGTTTCTTATCCAATAACTTAATGGACTATGACAAGCCGATTTATGTCGTGTCTGGCTTCCGCGGAACAAACCTATCAGAGTTGCGACAAAACATCAAAGCTCGTGGAATCGTAAATGTGGGTAATCCAGATAACAAAGGGAACGTTGATTTGAAGACGTTCAATATTCCTTTTGAAGCACGAAAAGCGAAACTGGAAATCGACAAAGAAGCCATTTACAAATTTGGTATGGGATTTGACAATTCTCAAACTGGAGACGGTAACGTAACGAACGTGGTGATTAAATCACGATATACGCTTCTTGAAATGAAATGCCGCAAAGTAGAGATTCGTTTACGTTCACTACTCAAGTGGGCGCTGCATGCAATCATTGACGATATCAATCGATTGAATCAAACGAATTACTCAACAGAAGGAATTCAGATTCTGATTGAACCAGAAATGATTGTAAATGAATCGGACATCGCAAACATCGAGAAGTTAGAAGCAGAAACGAAGCAAACGCTTATCAATGCTATTGTGTCAAGTGCTCCATACTTAGGAGAAGATACAGTTATTGATATGATTTGCAAGCAATGGGACTTAGATGTTGAAGAGGTTCGCAAAGCTATTGAAGCAGATTCAGAAGTAGGTGATAACGATGAATCGGTGGGAACAGGAACTGCAGAGGTTGGAGAAGATTCAAGACCTGAAGATGAATAGAGAATTGTATCATATTTACTCTGATACGTTGAAAGACGTTAAGAGTAAATTGAAAGCATATCTCGAAGAGTATGAGGATTTACCATATTGGAAGCAGCAACAAACTGGTAGGTTAAAACAATTGACAGACGAGATCGTTGAGAAACTTCAAGAGGTATATCCTCAAACTAAAACTGTAATCGAGAATTTCAAACAAGAACAGTTTGAAACGGGTTATTACGGTGGTTACTACACTGTGGAAGAATCGCAGCAAGCAGATTTGCCGATAGCGTTTCTTCCAGATGATGTCATTAGGTCAGCGGTAAGACGTCCAGTTGCTAGTAAGACGTTATCTGAGCGCTTGTATAAAGCACGAAATAGATTAGCGAATCGTTCCCAGGGTGCAATCACCTCTGGAATTTTGCAAGGGCATGGATACGCTGAAATAGCCAGTGTGATTTCAAGTAACTCAGAAGCGAATTACAGGCAAGCATTGCGAATCGCACGCACTGAAGGTGGACGTATGCGAACACAAGCAAGGCAGGATTCGTATGAAGAGATGGAAAAGGTAGGCTGTGAGTTGCAAAAACAATGGCTTGCTGCATTAGACAGAAAGACTCGTAAATCTCACGGCCATTTGGATGGTCAAAGAGTAAAGATTGATGAGTTCTTTGTGTCTGATGGATTTAAAGCAATCGGACCAAGATGTTTTGGTGTCGCTGGTATGGATATCAATTGCCGCTGCACTACCATCACAATCGTGGATGGAATCAATCCAGATTATCGAAGAGATAACGAGACTGGAGAGAAGATATCGTTTAGAACGTATGATCAGTGGAAAAAAGACATTGATGAACGTCGCTTTTTGATGTCTGATAATGATGACTACATGAAAGCAAAGAACATGAAGTCACATCAATTAGGCAGCAAACGAACTATTAAAGACGAACAAATCAGCTTTAAAGGACGCAAAGTACTAACTTCAAACCACGACATGTATGTATCTGACAGCTTGAAAGGTACTAAGAAGAGCATCAACTATTACGAAAAGCAGGTAGATAAGGCACTAAAACTGCTAGATTTACCAATCGGGGCTGAGAAGCCTAGAATTGTTCTTATGGACGCCAAGAAGGACCTAGGAAGACAAAATGCGTTTGGTTCGTATTCACCAAAAACTAACACGATTTACCTGGACGCAACTACTCCAGGTCATAAAGCAATAGTGAAACGTCTGAAAGATGCAAACAGTACTAGAAGAGAAGATAGCAAATACAAGAAATTCTTTGCAGTAGATGACGATTCTATGAGTCCTATCATTCATGAATTTGGGCATTACCAGCAATATCAATACGTAAACAAATATGCGGAGCAAAATGGCGTAAGTTATGCTGAAGCAAAGCGTAAATTTAATGCGAAACTGCTTGATATGATTGATAAAAACCATTATAATATTGCTAGAGATATCAGTGGTTACGCAAATGAGCATTTAGAAGATAATATTGATTTGCTCGGGCAAACGAATGAGATTGTTTCTGAAGCGTACACTTTATCTATTTTAAAGTCACACGCATTGGCAGATATTATAACAGGATTGTTGGAAGGAGGTTATTGGTAATGATTATACCGACAGAAGAAGAAATGAAAATGTACGCGAAATTTGAACCACTGCAAAAGTGGAAAAAACGTGGTTACGGTAGAGAATTACGTGATGACACTCCAGAAGATATGAAAGCATTAGCGTTAGAAGAACAAGAATGGCGCGAGAAGTTGCGAAAACAGAGAGAAAACGACCCGTTATATCGCATGCTTAACTCGTATTAAAATATATCAATTTTCAAAGGATACAACCAAAAAAGGTTGTGTCCTTTTTTGTTGCAACAAAACTGACCTGGGCAAGTCAATAAACTACCTACACTCCTGTGGAGTATAAGCACAAAAATATATCCGCTGTTGGAATCAGCATAAAATTGGAGGGATAAAAATGGAATGGATTATTGACATTCTAAAGAAGTATCAAAAGGAAGATGGCACGATTGATTTAGCTACTGCAGAGCAAGAAATTAAGAGTGAATTTCCTAAGCAGGCAGTTCCTAAAACTGTTTTTAACGAGAAGAGTGAGCAATTGAGAACAGCAAATGCGACAATTGACGAACTCAAAAATAACAGCAAAGGCGGTCAAGATAATCAAGGCAATCAAGACGGTCAGGGGAACGAAGAGTTACAAACGAAACTAGAAAAATACAAAACACGTATTCAGGAGTTAGAAGCGCAAGAGAAAACGAACGCTATGAACTATCAAGCTCGTTCAGCTCTAGAAAAAGCCGGCATTTCAGACGTGGAATATGGATTGTATTTACTAGGAACGTTAGAAGCAGACGAACAAGGCAACGTCAAAGATTTAGATAACAAGATTAACGATTTACGTGCATCTAAGCCAGTATTCTTCAAAGAAGAAGCGCAAACTTCTTCGAATGGTTACAAAGTTGAAGATACTAAATTGGATGACAGTAAAGAACCAGTATCTGAATTTGACAAAGCTTTTGCTGAAGCTGCAAAGGCCTTCGGGTTAGAAGAAACAAAACAATAAGCAAAAGAAAGAGGTAAAAATATATGGCAAACACATTAGAATATTCAAAAATTTTCCAACCTTTACTTGACCAACAAGTGACTCAAGAATCTACAACAGGTTGGATGGAAGCAAACGACAAATTCATTAAATACAACGGTGGAGACGAAGTTAAAATCGCTACACTATTAACAGACGGATTAGCAAACTACGACCGCAGCAATGGATTCACAACTGGTTCTGTTGACTTGAAATGGAATCCATATAAATTAACTCAAGACCGTGGACGTTCATTCACACTTGACTCAATGGATGTTGACCAAACAAACTTCGTAGCTACTGCTTCAACAGTTATGAGCGAATTCCAAAAACAACAAGTAATTCCAGAAATCGATGCTTACCGTTACTCTAAGATTGCGTCACTTGCAATTGCTGGTTCACAATCTCGAGAGATCACACTTACTGCTGAAAATATCGTTGAAGAATTATTAAAAGACTTAACTACTATTGAAGAAGCTACAGGAGTGACTGACGTAGTAATTACAATGTCTCCAACAACTGCATCATTATTAGCAAGCGCTAAAAACGCTAAAGACCACATGTCTACAACACAATTAGCAAAAGGAAACATGAATGTTCGCGTTGTATCATTTAATGACAATGCTATCGTTCGTGCTCGTCAAGAATTATTACAAACAGCGTTCAAATTCAATGATGGTAAAACATCAGGACAAGAAAAAGGTGGTTTCGTAAAAGATTCTTCAAGCAAGGCCATCAACTGGATTATCAGTGCTAAAGACGCTCCTGTGGCAGTTTCTAAGACTGATAAAGTGCGTGTGTTCGACCCAACAGTCAACCAAGCTGCGGATGCATGGAAAACAGACTATCGCAAATTCCATGATTTATGGATTCCAAAAGCGAAACTTGAGAAAGTGTTCGTAAACGTAAAACCATCATAATAGGAGGTTATTAAATGCGAAAATTCAAAAAGTTAAACGTTATCCGTGAAACGGACAACGAAACGATCATTGAAAAATTACTTGATGATGGGTTTGAAGAAGTAGAAGAAGTAGTAGAAACGAAAAGTACTAAGAAGGGTAAAGAGGAGTAACGACTCCTCTTTCCTTTTTATTTAAGGAGCGAAGAGTATGATTATTCAATTATCAGAAGCGATGGAAATCGACAAATCTATTTCAAAAGCAGATTTAGATGCTTATGAGACAACGATTCGTAATTTAACGAATAATAATTTCCAAAACAGAAGTATTCGTAATCAGTCGCTAACCTTTCACGAAAATGTTATTGAGATGCGACATCCTCTCAAAGGTGTTCGCGTAGGTGATACCATCGAAGTTAATG